GGAGCAAATCCAGCAGGTGGTCTTTACGGAGCAGGCAGATTTGCAACTTCAATCAATTCAGTATCTGCAAGTGCAGCAGCATCAGATGGAGCTTGGGAATGGTCTCACGTAAATTATCAATCAGAATTATCAGGTTCAACTACATTAAGCTCAATCCTTGTTGATATGCCAGCAGATGCTGACGAAGCAGGTGTTAGAGCTTTTGAATTATCAGGTGTAACTGTATTACCAGAATTTACAACTGTAGTTACAGATAGTAATGGAGATAAATCAATTAGATTTGTAACTAGTGCAGGTGATCATACTGTTGCTGGTGATTTAACTTACCAAGTACAACCAGAAGCTAACTCAAGAGGTGATTTTGAAGATGCGCCAGCAGGTTCAATCTCAATTCCATCTATTGATGTTAAAATGAAATCAGAAGCAATTGTTGCTAAAACTAGAAAGTTAAAAGCACAATGGACTCCTGAATTTGCTCAAGATTTAAACGCTTACCAAGCACTAGATGCTGAAGCAGAATTAACTTCAATCATGAGTGAATATGTTTCTTTAGAAATTGATTTAGAGATTTTAGATATGTTAATCCAAGATGCATCAGCTGCTGATGAGTACTGGAGTGCAGTATCTAATAGAGGTTTAAAATCAGATAAATCAGGATATGAAGATTTAAATTTCTTCAACACACAAGGACAATGGTTCCAAACATTAGGAACTAAATTACAAAAAGTATCTAACAAGATTCACCAGAAAACTCTTAGAGGTGGTGCTAACTTTATGGTAATTTCTCCTTCAGTAGCTACAGTAATTGAATCAATCCCAGGATTTGCTTCAAACGCTGATGGTGATGCTGCAAAAGCAAAATACGCTTTTGGTATCCAGAAAATGGGACAAATGAACAGCAGATATGATGTATACAAAAACCCTTATATGACCGAAGGTACAATCCTTATGGGATATAGAGGTGCTCAGTTCTTAGAAACTGGTGCTGTATTTGCTCCATACATTCCATTGATTATGACTCCATTAGTATACGATCCAGACACTTTCACACCAAGAAAAGGTCTATTAACGAGATATGCTAAGAAAATGATCAGACCAGAATTTTACGGAAGAGTATTTGTATCAGACTTAGCGTCAGTATAATAAACACTCACCACAAATTCATAATTAGACCTGGCTTTTTAGTCAGGTCTTTTTTTTACTTCGATATTTATTTACCCCTTTAATATTTATAAGAAAATACACTATGAATATTCCCATTTGGACAGGCACTTCATCTTTTGCAGCAGGATCAACCCCTTTTGGATTCTACGATGATCAAACTGATTTTATAACAGATGCAGACAAAGTAGCAGATTTTTGTGCTCGAAGACTAGGTTTTCCTTTAGCGGATGTTGAATTACAATCAGGCTCATTTTATACCGCATTTGAAGAAGCAGTTACAACATACGGAAATGAATTATATGCTTACAAAGTAAGAGAAAACTATTTATCTTTAGAAGGATCTAATTCATCAACTGAATCTAACAATAAACTTATTACACCTAATTTAGGAAGTATCACTAGAATATCTGACCAATATGGTGCAGAAGCAGGTGTAGGTGGTAATGTAACATGGTATTCGGGTTCCTTAAAATTATCATCTGGAGTACAAGACTATGATTTAAGTGCTTGGGCCTCAGCTAGTGCAAGTTTAGATGCAGGAGATTCAATAGAAATTAAAAGAATATTTTATGAAACACCCCCTGCAATATCAAGATACTTTGATCCATACGCTGGTACAGGTACGGGTATGATGAATTTATTAGATTCATTTGGTTGGGGAAATTACTCACCTGCTATTAATTTCTTATTAATGCCTTTAAATTATGATTTACAAACAATACAGGCAATAGAATTAAATGATCAAATAAGAAAATCACAATACACATTTGAGCTTATAAACAATCAATTAAGAATATTCCCAATACCATTCTATAATAATATGGGAGGAGATATTGAGCACTTTTTAAATTTTCAGTACATTAAAAAATCGGATAGAAATAATCCTTATGTAGATGGTACTAATAAAGTAACAAATGTAGCAGAAGTACCATTTGAAAACCCAAATTACAATAATATAAATTCAATAGGTAGACAATGGGTATTTGAATATACATTAGCAATAGCTAAAGAAATGTTAGGGTATATTAGGGGAAAATACGGTACTATTCCCATCCCAGATGCAAATGTAACACTAAACCAATCAGATTTAATATCAGCTGCAACTGCTGAAAAAACATCATTAATAGAAAGATTAAGAGGATATTTTGATGAAACTTCTAGAGATAAATTACTAGAAAGAAGAGCAAACGAGAATGATTTTTTACAAAAGGAATTAAATAAAGTTCCTTACACAATATACATAGCATAATATGGCTTTATATGGTAGTCAACGTGATGTCAGTCTAATTAGACACATAAACAGAGAATTAATAGGTGATATTATTTCTCAGGAATGTGCTTACTATAAATTTAGATTAGAAGAAACTACAACCAACTTATATGGTGAAGCTGCAGGTGGTAAATTTTATTACCCACCAGTTTTATTAAGTTGTTTAATAGATCACCAAGATCAAACATACCCAGATGATGAATTTGGTGTAAGATATTACAGAAATGTTGATTTTAAATTTTTCAGAGATGATTTATTACAACGAAATTTAGATTTTAATAAGGATTATGATCAAGGAGATTATTTTGGAGCAGATTTAGAACCAGAAGTAGGCGATATAATATTTTACTATGGAGGTTATTATGAAGTAGATGATGTAATAGATAATCAACTGTTTGTAGGTAAGGATCCTAGATACACATATGAAGGAGATAACAACCCAATAAACCCAGGATTAGAAAATTTTGGTAGGGATTTATCTATAATATGTAAAACTCACTATACTCCTGCGGATAAAGTACAAATAGAAAAAGGAAGAATAAATGGCTAAAAATACTAAAAAACCAACTCCAAAAACTCAAAAGGAAATTTCAAGGGGCCAACAAATTTCATCTGATTCTACAAGAGGTAATCCTAATGATGCTAATTCTAACTCTCAAACATCACCAGTTAACCAAGCAAATATTCCATTTAATAGATCTACAAAAATGTCTTTTAAGGGAGATACTACTAAACCCTTTTACGTTGGTATAAAAGATATTGATGAAACTATTATGTATTATTTTAATGAAATAATTAAACCTTCAGTAATACAAAATGGAGAACGCATAGCAGTGCCCATAATATACGGTTCACCTGAAAGGTGGAAATCTATACAAAAAGATACTTATTTAAGAGATAAAAAAGGTGCTATTATGATGCCTATAATAGTATTCAAAAGAGATACATTAGATAAAAATAGATCTCTAACTAATAAATTAGATGCTAATCAACCTAATTTTTATACTTCATTTCAAAAATCATATAATGATAAAAATTTCTATAGCAATTTTAATTTACTTAATAATAGGGTTCCAACAGAACAATTTATAACAAATGTAGTACCAGATTACGTAAACTTAACTTACAGTTGTATTATACAAACATATTACGTAGAACAGCTAAATAAAATAATAGAGGCAATAAATTATGCTTCTGATTCTTATTGGGGTAATCCCGAAAGGTTTAAATTTAGAGCTAGAATAGATAATTTTACAACAGTAACAGAATTACAACAAAGTCAAGAGAGATTAGTAAAAGGCACATTTCAAATAAAAATGTATGGATATTTAGTTCCTGATATTATACAAAAGGATCTTAACTCAGTTAAAAAATATAACAGTAAATCAAAAATTACTATAGGTTTAGAAGTAGATTCAACAGCTCAAAGATATGAAGCTAATCCCACAGTAACCCCTGATGGTAGAAGTAGAGAAACTCAAGGAGGTATTCGTTTAAAACCAACTAGCAAAACACCAATAACTCCACCAACTCCAATTTCATCACCTTCTACTATTAGTTTAAATGATTTACCTTTAGAAGATCCTTTAATTGTAGGTGCCTTATGGAATAATAATGGAGTCCCAACTTTATCATCTGCTACATAAATAAAAAGTTAATATTTATAATTATATAAAAAAATGGCTAATAAGAAAATAAGATTTATAGATCCTGGGGTAACAGTTAAAATAAATAAACCCTCAAACACCTCATCATTTGCTATATCAGCATCGCATGCGGATACAGCTTCATTTGCTTTAACAGCTTCATTTGCTCTTAATTCAATTCAAGAAAACATAATTACTACTACAGTATCTTCAAGCCATGCTGATACTTCAGATACTGCATCATATGCTCATAATGCAGGAACTGCATCTTATGTTGAAAATGCCCAAACAGCATCATATGTTGAAAATGCTCAAACTGCTTCATTTACAATAAATGCAGCAACCGCATCTTATGTTGAAAATGCTCAAACCGCTTCATTTGCAGTAAATGCAGCAACGGCATCACATGCCGAAAGAGCAGATTTAGCTACATTTGCATTTAACGCCACAACAGCTTCTTTTGCAACAGATATTCCATTAGAATCGGGTTTTCCATTTTCTGGATCCGCAGTCATTACAGGCTCATTATTAGTATCGGGTTCATCTGTGGATTTTTCAAATGCCCCTTTAACAGCTTCCATTATAACAGGTTCTAATTTAATATTAAAAGGAACAGCAGATACCGCTTCATATGTTGAAAATGCTCAAACAGCATCTTATGCAATAAATGCCCAAACGGCTTCTTTTGCAACCAATATTCCTTTAGAATCTGGTTTTCCATTTTCTGGATCAGCTATAATAACAGGCTCATTATTAGTATCAGGCTCATCTGTGGATTTTTTAGATGCTCCCTTAACGGCTTCATCAATAGATGCTAATAATATAAATGTAAGTAATGGTATTACAGGCTCTTTATTAGGAACAGCTTCAACAGCTTCATATGTTGAAAATGCTCAAACAGCATCATACGTTGAAAACGCGCAAACAGCATCATACGTTGAAAACGCGCAAACAGCATCATACGTTGAAAATGCCCAAACTGCTTCATATGCTATTAATTCATTAACAGCTTCTTTTGCACAAAATATTCCCTTAGAATCGGGTTTTCCATTCTCTGGATCAGCTGAAATAACAGGTTCATTAATTATAACCCAAGGATCTATCCTAAATAAAGGAGTAGTAACAATTAATTCTGGAAATTCTCCATACAATATTGAAAACTCAGAATATTTAATAAAATTAGATCCAAGCAATGGAACATTAAATATTAGTTTACCCGATTCATCCAATAATAAAGGAAGGCATCTTCATTTTAAAGTCACCACTATACCTTATAACCCACAAGATATTATATTTAACTCTATAGGGTCAGATTTAATTGATGGTGAATCTCAATATTCGGGTAGTTTAATAGATTCTCAATATGAAGCTATATCAATGATATCCGATGGTGAAGGTAATTGGTGGATTTTCTAATATTTATAACTAAAAAATGTATAGTCCAAATCTTAAAAGAGAAGAAACAATAGTAATTTACCAAAATTCTGCTATAAATTTTAGAATTTACAATTCTTCCCAAGAAGATAAAACTGAATATAGTTCAGATTTACACACTAAAGGAATATTAAATTTAGTTCCTAATAAAATAATACACGTTCGTTTATTTTCAACTAATGCTGATATTAATATTGATGGGTTTACTTTAGATGAGTTAAATTCTAAATTCCTTAATGGCGATACAGATTTCATAATACTAGAAAACTCGGGAAAGTTTACTTCAGGAGTTGTTAACTATTTACAATTTGAATGTGTTGAAATTGAAAGTACAACAGGAGTTAAAAGACTAGAGGTAAAAGTTAAAATGAATGTTTTACAAGAACAAGCCTTAGGACATACAGCAGCAGTAGCAGATTGGACACCTAACACATACTATGTAGTTGGAAACGATATTATTGGCCCAGATAACAGAATTTATAATTGTATAGAATCTCATACATCAACAACACAGTTTGATACTGATAAATTTGAAAGACAAGGAAGCTTAGATATGGCTGACGCAAACTTATTTGAACAAATACTAAATGACTCAGGGAGTGATACAAGCTATACTCCACAATCTATGGATTAAAAACTTTTTTTATCCTTTAGTATTTTTTCTAAAAATGTATGTATGTATACTCGTATAAAAACATACTAAAAAACCATACTAATTCTAGTGTGGTTTAGTTTTCCCAAAACGTTTCAACTTTTTATTTATTAACCATTTAAAAAACATAAAAATTATGTCACAATCAATTGTAGAAAATTTAGCTGGTAGTGTAAAAGATACATTCGAAGCTGTAGAAAATGCAGTTTCTAATAACTTTGCTGCTCAATCTGCATTAACTCAAAATGAGTTTAATGATTTAGCGGCAAATCACGATGCTGCCCACGCTCAATTTAATCAAAATAGACAAGATACTCACGTTTCTAGAGTAGCCGAAATTGAGGCATTAGAAGCTTCAGCTTCTGGTCAATTATCACTTATTATAGGGGATGAAACTGACCAAGGAGGTTTAAATACTATCTTTGGTGCTTATCAAGCATTCGTTGATAATGATAACAACGCAGATACAACAATAGCAGCAGATTTCGCAGCATTATCTTCAAGTTTAGATGCTTATAGAGGTGAATTAGGTATTGATGAAGCAGATGCAATCCTTGCAGGATTAGCTTCAGATTTAAGCGGATCATATGACTCTGCTACTGGTGATTTCTCAATGTAAGCCAATTTGAAATTAATAAAAAAATTTAATTATTAACCAATTTAAAATATAAAAAACATGTCAACAAGTGTAGCAAAAATTAGTTCAGCCGTAGCAGCTGTACAAGCAGACCTAGTAGCTTTAAAACAAGCTGAATTAGCAGCGGGTGTTACAGCTTCTCAAGAAGCATACCAAGCAGCATCAGATGCTCATAGCACATCATCAGCATTAGTTGCTGAATTAGTAGCATCTTCTTCAGCAAATTATACCACTGGATATAATGCAACTGAATCTGCAATGCAAACTATTATTAATGAATTAGCAGATGACTCAGCAGATTTAACTGATTTTGATTCGTTAAAAGAATTAGTAGATGCAGTAGTTAGTACTTCTTCTATGTCAGAAACAAGCTCAATCAGCTTAATGAAAGATATATTAATTGACTTTGATAGTACTCAATCAGCTGAAGAAGCATCTCTAAAAGCAGAGATAGGTACTCAATCACAAGCTCAAGATATATTTGATGGAGCATATAGTGCTTCTTGGGATAGTATGAGTATTGGAGCCCTTTCTAATTCCTAAACCTAGAAATAAAATAAATTAATTAACCATAAAAACTTTAAAAAATCATGGCAACTACAAATAACGTTGTTGGCGTAATAGCCAAAGCAATAAAAAAGAAACACGCCGATATTTCGGGGTCCATAGATACTTTAAGTGCAGCCTATGAAAATGCAGCAACAGAATTTCAAACAGAAGAAATAACAGACGAAGGTGCATTTCAAACAGCTTATACAGCTCTAGATGCAGATAAAGAAACATCGGAATCTGTTGATTTAGCAGAATCAATGACAAGAATTCAAGATCAAAGAGATTTGATAGTAAGTAACTCGACTGACGCAGTAGATTCATTATTAGAATTTGAAGCACAAATTTCTTCATCTTATGAGGGATTTGTATCTGAAAGAGAAGCTCATTCTTCAAGTTTAGCATCTATAAGAGAAGATATAAGAGCAGATTGGGGAGTAGATACAGTGTATTCTACACCTTCAGTTGCGGCTTATACCCCAGTATCAGCATCAGGTGCCTAAATCCTGTTTTATTTAATACGCAATTTAAATAATAATAATCTTAAAAGGGGGATAAATATTATTATCTCCCTTTTTTTTAAAAATATGTATAAAATAAAAAATCATGGCAAATACAAATAACGTAATTGGCATAATAGCCAAAGCAATAAAAAAGAACCATGGAGACATTTCAGGAAGTATCTCCAGTTTAAGTACTGATTATCAGTTAGTTTGTGAAACTTTTAAACTTGATGAACAAGAAGCTGAAGGTCTATTTACAGCATCTTATATAGCTCTAGATGCAGATAAAGAAGCATCAGAATCTGCTAATTTAGCAGCAGCAATGGTCGTTGTTCAATCTATAAGAGATGGGGCTGTAGGAGAGATAGTTTCGGGCACAATTGATACTTTACTTGAAATGGAGTCACAAATTTCTGCATCTTATGATGAATTTGTAACTGTAAGAGAAGCTCATTCTTCAAGTTTAGCATCTATAAGAGCAGATATAAGAACAGATTGGGGATTAATGTCTGAGTATAGTTCAAGCTATGTAAGTGAATATAATTCTACAACAATAATATCTAATAAATATTATTTTGAATTTGATGGACAGAGCAATAGTGCTGCAGTTTCTTCAGATGGAACTTATTCAGAGTTAAGAGATTATATCACTTTATCAGCATGGGTAAGATTAGATGATGATTTTCTCAGTCAGGAAACTGGTAGACCATTATCCGGTACCATAAGAAGAGAATATGGCATTGTAGATAAAGCTGAAAAAAGTTTTAGGAGAGGATACAGCTTATATATGAGAAAAGCAGCAACTCCTAATTACAACATTGTTTATTTAGGATTTGGAGCTGGAAGATTATGGGCAAGTGATGATGCACAAGAAAATAAAACACTTATTAATAATATGCTTATGAGTGAACTAAACGCTGGAATTGCAGATAGAAGAGTAGAATTTAGAGTTAATACTCCATCCAACCCAATATTCATTGCAGGCCAACTTCATCACGTTGTAGCTACTTTTGATAAACACGAAGCAGACGGCAACCATGCAAAACTATATGTAGATGGAGTAGCAATAGCAAGTGGTAGTATATCTGGATCTGGAAATATAGTAAGAGCAAATGAAAAATTTTGTATAGGTAATACCACGGCACAACCAGGAAAATATGAATTTGATGGAGTAATTGATGAAGTATCATTATGGGATGTAGCTTTAGATTCGAGTTCAATAGCTGAACTTTCCAATTGGACACTTAACGGTAATTTAAATGTATATTCATCTGATAATGCTTTAACATCTAATTTATTAGGATGGTACCGTATGGGCGATCCTTCTGATTCATTTGATCCGGATTTTGTTCATTTAGATGAAAATGGTGATCCACTAGTAACTTCATTTAATACAGATGGTAGTCCTGCTAGTCCAGGAATAGCTATTCCTAATGGACAATGGACTCTAAAAAGTTCAACAGATTTATTGGATGAAACCAAATATTTAAAAACAGTAGGTGTTTCATATGCCGATAGAAAAGAACAAAGCTAAATATTTAACAATTAAAGGATTTCCTTTAATAGTCTTATAGAATAGATAACATAAAATAAGAATTATTGCATATTTCATGCAATTTTTACAAGGGAAGCGCAAGTTTCCCTTTTTTTATATCTTTTTATATATTTATACTAAATAAAATTAATGTTTTTGACAAACCAGTCATATGAGTATATTATCGGAATGGGGAACATTCATGGGTCAAAAAATGGGCGAATTACGAAACCTTATAGACACTAAAATAAGTTCCCAAACAAACCAAGACATAGAAATAACAGATTCCAGTAAGGGTATTATACTAAGATCCCCCTCAGGAAAAAGATATAGAGTCACTATAAATGATGCTGGTGAAATTACCAAAGAAGAATTAACAGAATAGCTTTAAGGGAGGATTGTTTTTCCAAAAACGATAATATACTCACCTCCCTTTTAGTTGTTCTAAAATTAAGTTACAAAAAATACATTTTATAAAAAAAACCAAATATTTATGAGTGCAAATAAAATAGTTTTAACCCAAGAAGAAATCCAAAGTTTGGTTTCGTTGCAACAAAAACAAAATGAGTTTATAATTCAATTAGGACAAATTGAATACCAAGTAAATTCACTAGACAAACAAAAAAAAGAAATTAAAAATAACATTAATCAATTTGAACAAGATCAATTAATGTTAAGTAAAAATTTAAAAGAAAAATACGGTGAAGGCACTATAAATTTAGAAAATGGCGAATTCGTCAAAGCCTAACCGCATTTTTAATAAAACATATTGTATTTATAAACAAAATTAATTTTGTAAAAAATGGCAGAAGTACTTTTATCCCCAGGCGTATCAGCAATAGAAAATGATAATTCTTTTATCTCAGCACAGCCTGTACAAGCTGGAGCAGCAATATTAGGTCCCACAGTTAAAGGCCCAGTTGGTATACCAACAGTTGTTACTTCCTACTCAGAATATAAAAACAAATTTGGATGCATAGTAGAAAGTGGAAGTGTAGAATACACTTATTTTACTTCAATAGCAGCATATAACCATTTCCAACAAGGAGGAGGTTCATTATTAGTAACTAGAGTAGTATCTGGTTCCTATTCAGCAGCATCATCTTCAATCTCAGGAGCAAATGACACAGCTTCATTTGTTTTAGAAACTTTATCAGAAGGTGAAATAATGAACAGTTCAGGTTCAGAAGATTCAAGCAGTGGTGCTTTATCTTCAGGATCTAAAGAAAACGTTAGATGGGAAATTCAATCCCCAAACACGGCTGCTGGAACATTTAATTTATTAATTAGAAGAGGTGATGATATTACTACTTCTAAAAACATATTAGAAACTTGGGCGAATTTATCATTAGATCCAAATTCTCCAAATTATATAGAAAAAGCAATAGGTAATTCAAAACAAACAGTTAAAGAAGATGATGGTGATCATTATGTTGAGAATACAGGAACATACAATACTTTAAGTAAGTATGTAAGAGTAAAATCAGTAGGACAGCCAACATTAAATTATTTAGATAATTCGGGAGATGCTAAAGAAGCTTTAACAGGTTCAATTCCACAAGCAGGCTCAGGTTCATTTGCAGGAGCTTCTGGTTCAATTGCATCTGGAGCTAATTTTTATGAAAATATAGATTCAACAAGTTCACAGGGATTAACTGGAAATGATTATACTGAATCAATTTCACTTTTATCAAACCAAGACCAATATAGATATAACTTAATAATAGCACCTGGTTTAACAAAAGAAAACAATTCAAGTACAGTATCTCAAATGATAGACAGTTCTCAACAAAGAGGAGATAGTTTAGCCATTGTAGATTTAAGAGACTGGGGTTCTACCATATCACAAGCAACTAACGGAGCAGCAGGAATTGATTCTTCATATGCAGCAACATATTGGCCATGGGTTCAAACGATTGATCCTGATTTAGGATCTCAAGTTTGGGTACCAGCTTCAACAATGATGGCAGGAGTATATGCTTTCAATGATAAAGCAGGAGAAGCATGGTTTGCACCAGCTGGATTAAATAGAGGTGGAATGTCAACTGTATTAAGAGCTGAAAGAGCCTTAACAAATGGAAACAGAGATACTTTATATCAAGCAAATATTAACCCAATAGCTACATTCCCTAACACAGGAGTAGTAGTATTTGGACAGAAAACAATGCAGAAAAAACCAAGTTCTTTAGATAGAGTAAATGTAAGGAGATTATTAATTGCTCTTAAGAATTTCATTTCTCAAATAGGAGACCAATTAGTATTTGAACAAAACTCAACAGCTACAAGAAATAATTTCTTAGCACAAGTTAACCCATATTTAGCAAGTGTACAACAAAGACAAGGATTATATGCCTTTAAAGTAGTAATGGATGAAAGTAACAACACACCAGATGTTATAGATAGAAACCAATTAATTGGGCAAATATACATTCAACCAACTAGAACAGCTGAATTCATATACTTAAACTTCAATGTACAACCAACAGGAGCTTCATTTGAATAATACAAAAAATTAAAGAATTAGATATTTATAACAAAGAAATAAATTAGAATAAAATGCCAGTATTAGATCCAAACGAAATATTTTTCACCGCCTTTGAACCAAAGCAAGCTAACAGATTTATCCTTTACATGGATGGTATACCAAGCTTTATCATTAAGGGAGTAGCAGCAGTAAACGTATCTCAAGGTACGGTAGCTTTAAACCATATCAATGTTCAAAGATATGTAAAAGGTAAAACTACTTGGGGAGCAATTTCAATGACATTATTTGATCCAATCACACCATCAGGTGCTCAAGCAGTAATGGAGTGGGTAAGATTACATCACGAATCAGTAACTGGTAGAGATGGTTATTCTGATTTTTATAAAAAAGACTTAACGGTTAATATATTAGGTCCTGTAGGGGACATAGTTTCGGAATGGGTAATAAAAGGAGCTTTGATTACAGAAGCTACATTTGGAGATTATAGCTGGGATTCTGAAAATGAAGCAAAAGAAATTGCTTTAACAGTTCAACCAGATTATTGCGTATTAAATTTCTAAAAGAATTATATATTCTTATTAAAGGGAGTTTGGCTTAGCTAGACTCCCTTTTTATATTGGTATTTATAACAAAATTAAGTTATTTTAAATAAAAGATTATGAACGACTTCCAGTTTCCAACAGAAACAGTAGAATTACCTTCAAAAGGTTTAGTATACCCCCAAGACAACCCTTTATCAAGTGGAAAAGTAGAAATAAAATACATGACTGCTAAAGAAGAGGATATTTTAACAAACCAATCCTATATTCAAAAAGGTATAGTTTTAGATAAACTATTAGAATCAGTAGTGGTATCTAAAGTGAATATAAAAGATTTAATAGTAGGAGATAAAAATGCCGTTTTAGTAGCAACTCGTATTTTAGGATATGGTAAAGATTATGTCTTTAATTATTTAGGAGAAGAACATACTATAGATTTAACTACTTTAGAAAATAAAGAATTTGATACTTCATTGGTTAAAGAGGGTAAAAATGAATTTACATACAAATTACCCCACACGGGAACTGAAATTACATTTAAAATTTTAAATGGTAACGATGAAAAAAAGATTGAAAAAGAAATATTAGGTCTTAAAAAAATGAATAAAAATTCTTCACCCGAATTATCTACCAGATTAAAATATATTATAACATCTGTAGGTGGAGAAACAGAATCAAAAACAGTAAGAGAATTTGTAGATAATTATTTATTAGCAAGAGATTCTCGAGCATTAAGAGAACACCTTAATGTTATCCAACCAGACATAGATCTAACACATACGTTGGATGATGGAGAGGAGGTGAAAGTCCCTATTGGACTTACCTTTTTTTGGCCTGACTACGGAGATAATATCTGAAGCCAGGGTTAATTTATTTTCCCTAATACACCAAATAGTTTTTCACGGTAAAGGAGGATATGATTATCCTACTATTTACAATATGCCAATATGGTTAAGAAGATTTACTTTTTCTGAAATTCAAAAACATTACGATAATGAAAAGAAAGAGTATCAAAAAGCAAACCAAAAAGAAGGTTCTACCAACCTATTAAATTCAGATGGCACTGTGAACACACCTGCATTTATGCAAGCTTCTAAACCCTACCAGAAAAAAAGTACGTATAAATAATTCATTTTTTGAGTATTTATAGAAAACACGTCTTTTAAATGGCCACTAGCGATAAATTAAATGAAATAAATGATCTTTTAAGAAAGATATCTCAGGCTTATGACACCTTGGGGGATGAAAACCCATTCAGAAATTTTAATAAAAAACCAATTGAAGATGCTGATGCAGCTATTAAACAACTTCAAATTGGGCTAGATGGAGTTAAATCTCGAATTCAAGGAACTACTGATTCTTTTAGTAGCTTGTATGGTGTATTAAGAGAAATTTCTAAAGAAATAAATCCCAAAATATTTAGTTCTACTAAACTTTTAGAGGGAGGAATGAAGGGAATGGTTAAAGAGGCCCAAAAATTAAAATTTGAAGAAGAAGGAATTAATAGGCTAAACGAGGATCAATTAAAAAAATTAAAAACAAAGTTCAAAGAACAACAATCCATTGCTAAAACCGCAGCTGAAGAAATAAAAAGTCAATTTGAATTAGTAAAATTTAAAAATAAAAGTGGGAAAGAAGAAACTAGGTATAGAGATGTAAATACTAAAAAGTTTGTAAAATTAACTAATGCTCAGAGATCCGCATTGGGAATATTAGATGATGAAAACGATATTTTAGGCGATATTCTGCTTAAAGTATCACAAAGAATACGTCAAGAACAAGAAGTTACAAAAGCTATGGGGGCAGCCCCTGCAATTTTAGAGGGTATAGGAAAAGCTCTACAAAAAATAGGCCTCCCAGACTTTGGGATTAAAGGAGCTATTGAAGAATCTAAAGCTATTTTAGTTGCAAAACAAAAAGAGTATGATGAAAATGCTAAATTAGGTAAAGAAGATAGAAAAAGAGTATCTGCCTTTCAAGCACTTTCAACCACATCAAAACAAATTGGAAAAAATATTGCAAAACAGTTAACATTTGCAAACGCTTTGCAAGGTGGCTTTACAATGTTAGTTTCTGCTATGGTAAGTACAGATAAAGCCACAGGAGCATTAGCTAAAAATATAGGGGTAAGTTACAAAGAAAGTTTAGGTTTACAAAAAGAATTTAACCAAATAGCCATGTCTTCGGATAATATAATGGTTAGTAGCGCAGCTTTAAATAAATCATTTGCATCATTAAACCAACAATTCCAAGGAACAACTAACTTTAGTAAAGAAACTTTAGAATCCTTTACAGCTTTAACAGCACAAGCTGGATTTTCAGAAGAAACAATTGGAAATATTACTAAATTAACAGGGGCCCAAGGGAATGAGATTAATGATAATGTAGCTCTTTTACAGGGAGAATTATCAGCTATGAATGCTGTGAATGGGACTACCTTTAGTACTAAACAAATGTTAGAGGATATTGGTAAAATAAATAAATCAACATTACTAATATTAAATCAACAACCCCAAGCACTAGCTAAAACTTTATATACTTCTAAAAAATTAGGTCTCTCTTTTGCAGAAATGGAAAGTATATCTTCTAGTATGCTAGATTTTGAATCGTCTATTCAAAATGAATTAGAAGCAGAATTACTAACAGGTAAAAATTTAAATTTAGAGCAAGCCAGATTATTAGCTTTAAAGGGCGATGTAGCTGGGGCATCAGCGGAAATAGCTAAACAAGTAGGATCCGCCGAAAAATTTGGTAAAATGAATGTTATCCAACAAGAATCACTAGCTAAAGCTGTTGGATTAACAAAAGATCAATTAGCAAATAGTTTAATAGAACAAGAAGCTATTGCTGCACTTTCGGAATTTGAAGGAAAAACTGCTAGAGAAAAATATGAGAATGCAGTAGCTTTATATGGAGAAGAAGAAGCTAGGCGAAGATTAGGAAACGATATTTTAGCACAACAAATGGATTCTCAATCAAATGCCGAAAGATTTGGAGCTGCCGTTGAAAGAATTAAAGAATTATTTATAAATGTAGGAGAAGCTATTATGCCTGCTGTTTCACTAATTTCTAATTTTGCTGGGGGTGTAGCTAAATTAGTAACTAAATTTCCCTTATTAACTCAATCTATAGTTGCAGCTGGTTTAGGTTTTAAAATTATCAATGCTTTTTCTGGGGGGGTTCTTAGCAATCAATTAAAAATTAATGCAGCTTCTAAGCTTGGGTTAATAACAAAACAACAAGAAGGTTTAATTTTAAAAGGAAATCTTGCCACTGATGTTGCAGCAGCCGAAAATTTAAATGGAATAAATATCGCTAAAAAATTAGGACTAATATCAGAAGAACAACAAGCCTTACTTAAAAAAGGAAGTCTTGCTACTGATATAGCATCTAATACAGCTGAAAAAGTAAATAATACTTTAAGTGCCACGGGTAATAAAATTGAAAAAAGAGGATTATTAGCCAAAATAGGTGGAGCTGTAACATCTGCAATGGAAACAGTATTTTCAGGACCAGGTAAACTTTTAGGCCCATTTGCAATTCCTTTAGCTTTAGCAGCGGGAGCGGCTATAGGAGCTATAGGTTATTCTTTTATGAAAGATGGTAAAATTGATCCTAAAAAAGGACCAACAATGACAGGAGATTTTGGAACAGTTCAAATGGATCCTGCAGATAAAGCTATGTATGGTGCTGATGGAAAAATTAAAGTAGGAACAAATTTAATGGGAGAAGATGGAAATATTAGTGGGGAGGCAAGTTCATCTAGTGCAGGAAGCGGCCCAAGTTCTCAATTATTAACAAGTTTAAACACAAAACTAGATCAACTTTTAGTAGTTAATAAAAGAATAGCAGAAGTATCAGGAAACAGAAAACAAGACAACATTACACTTGAAATGTTTGGAGATAAAGTAGGAAAGGGAGTGCAGAAAGCTGAACGAATAATGAATTAAAATTAATATTTATAATAAAAAATAACAATAATTATGGGACTAAAAAATAAATTAAACCAAACAGGTTCACCGTTATCTAAAAATAATGGAGAACAAAATGTTACTCCTATAGGAGCAACTAAAGAATCACAATTACATGGATTTGGAAAAGAAGCAGGATATTCAGTTGATGGAACACCTAGTGTACCTTTTAAAGGACATTTTACTAATTATGTAAATAAACCAAACCCATCAGAACTTGATATGAGTGGAATAACTCCAACTTCTGCATTAAACGCACCAGGTAAACCTCATTTAGGAAAAGGATATGCAAAAGGCACTTACAAAAATAGTGCACCTGTTGAAGGATTAGGAAATATATAATAACTTGTCAGGGTTATTAACATATACAACCAACTTAAAATCATATAAATTTGGTGTAGCCCCTGCGTCTGATAGACCTGGTGGAGGAAATAGTAAGCAACCTTACATAAAATCCCCAATACCATCTCAGGATCAACAAATACCAGATAATGATTTAGCATCTTCTGATTTTTTTATCAGAGGAGGAATAAATTCTGCTAGAAATACAGCAGATGATTTAATTAGATTAGGTAAATATTTTACAGATTTTAGATCTATAAATGGACCTTTATTTGTAGCTAAACAAAATTCTTTATCTGCAATAGCAGTAAAAACACAATCCACAGGTAATGGTACTGGTTTTGGATTAAACGAAGGTGTTTATACTCCATTATCTACATTAGCTCAAGCAGGTATAAATTTTATAGGTGGTCATACTGATAAACAAGGTGTTAACCCTATTAAGGGTGTAACTACATATTCTGATGTAAACCAAATTGTAATAGGAGCACTTAATGGTGAAGGTAATAGATTAGTAGATTTAACAAGTGAACATGAAGGTAAAAATTCTGGAGTAAATGTTTTATCTTACTCAGGAGGACCTAATTCTATTTTAGGAGTAGGTAACACCGATATAAAGTTTGCTACTAATAATGCAGGGTCTCCCTTAAAAGCATTAGGCAATGAAGAATTAACGGAATCATATATTAAAAACCAAACAGGATTAGGTGGATCTGATACTAGTAGAGAAGGAATTGTTGAAGATAAATTCAAATCTCCATTAGGAGTTACTACTAAATATGTTGAAATAAATGGAGGAGGAGAGCTAATAACTGAAGGTCAAATTGGGTATGACACAGTAGATGGAAATATTTTAGCTGAAATTTCTAAAGAAGATGGTATTACATGGACAAATGTAAATGGTACACCTCCAACACCAAAACTTAACAATCCAACAGAATTATTTATATACCCTGAACCCGAAGATTTAAAAACGGCAGCTGGAGTTTATATGTTTACCACGGGAGAATATGTTATAGATGATGGTATGACAGAAGATGACGGTATATCTTGGAGATCAAATCTAATAAACCCATACGCTACAGGAACTAAAGGCACTTTAGCTACAAAAACATATAAACTTAGAGAAAATTTAAAACCAAGCACAATAGATTTATTTTCGTACCCTGAACCTGAAGATTTAAAAACTGCGGCAGGTAAATATATGCACGCAACAGGACATTACGTTATAGATGACGACATATCTGATAGTGATGGTGTATCTTGGGGAATACAAAATTACGAAACTTCAGTTTACAAATCAGGATCTTTAAATTCAAGTGAAAGAATAAAAGATCAAAATACTAAAGTTCTAAACCAAGAACAAATTAACACTATTAGTGAAGAAACTAAAGATAATAAAAACTCCCCAGGATCTAAAATTGTAAATTTCCAAAACGTAAATGATCCTAATACTACAGATTACAGCTCAGTAAAAACAATAGATGGAGATTCCTCTACAGGGGGTAGTTATTACTTATCACCAGGACTCAATACTAGTAGAAATAAAACTATAGATGGAATTAATGCTCAACCCATATACAATTCATCAAATGGCCCTAAAAAAGAATTATTAGAGGGTGATTTAATACCCTTTGTAATAGGAGCCATAGATCAAAGCAACCCGTCAGAAAAAGAATTTATGCATTTTAGAGCTTATATAGATAGCTTTAATGATTCTTATAGTTCAAACTGGGACCAACAAAAATATATGGGTAGAGGAGAATCATTTTACAAATATGGAGGATTTGAAAGAAAAATTAATTTAGGGTTTACAGTAGCAGCTCAATCTAAAGACGAGTTAATAGAACAATATAAAAAATTAAACTTTTTAGCTTCTAACGTAGCACCTGTATATAGCTCAGGGGGGTATATGGGAGGTCCTTTATTAACATTAACTTTAGGGGGATGGTGTGTTAATTTACCTGGGTTTATAGAAGGCTTAACATTAGATATTCCTGAAGAATCACCATGGGAAATAGGAACCCCAGGTGATACTACTCGACCACAATTACCTCACATAGTAAAAGTTACAGGGTTTACCTTTACTCCAATTCATACTTTTAGACCTGAAAAAGAAAGTGGAGTTGGTAAAAATAATAATTATATTACAAGACATACATTATAAAAAATGGCTAGATACTCTACTATATCAACTATATCATCTCCTGAGAATAAAAGGATGTACCAAACTGTACGTTACCCAGAAATCCCAAGATCAATAGATGATACTTATGTGTACTTTACTGCGGGTGATAGATTTGATACTTTAGCTCAACAATATTATGGAGATTCTGATTTATGGTGGGTTATTTCAATTGCTAATAGCGATTTAAGTCAAGGTTCGTTAACACCCCCAGTGGGATCTCAAATTAGAATTCCATCTAATCCAACACCTATTATAGCAGAGTATAAAACAATTAACCAACAATCAACTACTTCTACTTCCACAAGCGGAGGAAGTAGTGGATATTAAAAAATAAGTTATGGGGAATCTTTTAGGTGAACCTTTTAGATCATATGTAAATGATCAAGTTAAAACAAGGCAAAAAGTTCATGGCAAAACTGCTAATAGATCCTTAAATGAAATTACCTACTTAAATTCTCGTAATGCTTGGATTAAATTTGCTTCCGGAGTTTCTTTAGAAAAGAATAGATTAAAATTATTAACTGACACAGGAAATCCAATGGTTAAAAACATTTCTCCTGGGTATGATTTAGCAATACAAAATGTTTTATTTAGTGGATTATCTTCACTCAAGGAGTGGGACATGAAAAAAATAAATGATTATAAAGAAAAAGGAGGAAGGATATCTGTGGGGTTGTTAGAGGATCCATCAACAGGGGGAGGAATTAAATCCACCTACAGAAAATTTCCTCCAACACCAAAATCAGGGATTGAAGGTTCTAATAGGGCTTATGGTGTAGGAGGAACTGAATTTGGTTATTCACCTATGCCGGGTATTACAGGAGCAAATATAAAAGATTTAAATAGAGGTTCCATTAAAAAAGCTACTATTAATGTAGTAGCACATAATAAAAATCAATTTGATATTATAGATGTTTTATATCTAAGGTTAGGATACACTGTATGTTTAGAATGGGGAAACAACATCTATTTATCTGAAGAAAAATATAATAGTACCCTTAATGAATACACAGAAATACATAAAGTAGAAGATACTTTACTTAATAATTATTTTTGGGATATGAAAAAAGGTAAAGATCCCTCTTTATTTTCAAGGGAAATAAATAAAAAAAGAAAAGAATATAAGGGCAACTATGATGGAATAATAGGGATGGTTTCTAATTTTAACTGGAGTTTTGAAAGCAATGGAACTTATAATATCACTATAGAAATAACTAGTATAGGAGATGTAATAGAATCTTTAAAAGTAAATTTACCACCTTTAATAGATACCCCTCCCATAGGTAATGCCCAAAATAAACTTAATGCTATAAAAGATAAACTAAATAAGGAAAAGGCAAAATTTGATGTATTTTATAACACCTTATACCCAGGACTTGATAATGAATTACAGAGAATTTATAAGTTGTTAACCAATGACCAAAAGTCAGCTAATTTTTACTATGCGGGAGGAGAGGGATCTGAAAAATATACCTTAAGTATAAAAGGAGCTAGTGATGAATATAAAGTAAACCCTTCTGCAATTGCAGACGTAGAAGGAGCACAAAAATTAATAGCAGAAAATGAAATTTCAACAAATAAAAATTGGGTAGCCGATTTGTTTTCTAAGAATGAAGGATCAGTTAATAGTAATATATTAAAATATACTACAAACTGGGTATCTAGTGGGACAGGCCATAGCCCTTATATCTTAATTTTTAAAAAAGATAAGACTATAAAAGTAGAATCAAAATTTGAAGGAATAGAAGAGCAAAGTGCAAAAAAACCCGATTGGTTGGATAATGGGGGGAATGATATAGGATTTTACCAAAAGAAATTTGGAGAGAATTTTGAATTTTATGTTGTTATAGGAGCACAAAGAGATACATATGAATACTTTCGTAAGTCTGAAACAAGACTTAGCTACCTTTCTATTAAAAATGGTAGTACTATAAATGTGGCTGGAAATGAAAGTAAAGAAGGACTTACTAAATATTATAAAGACCTTACGAATGAACAAAAAAACTTAGCATTTCCTAAATTAGTTTCCTTTGATGCTTTTAAACAAAAATTCTTTGAAGATACAAATTTACCAAAAGGAGGAAAAGATGATGATAGGTTTAATGATTCTTCTGACGATATAGAAGAAAAGAGCCCATTAGAAACATTTACAGAAAGACTAGAAACGGGCAAATACAAAAACAAAATAAATAATTGGTTTTACAATATAAGAAAATACTACAATTCATCATTCTTAGTAGATACAAAAGACAATTCAGATGAAGCTAAAGCAGCTAGGGAAAAGGGTGCAGCAAAAAAGTCAACCTTAAAGAAAATATATTTAAAGGGCACAAAATACCAACTAGAAAATAGTGATGAGGGGTTTGAAATAGGTTATCAACTAAACCCATCTCAAGAAGAAAAAGAATGGGATGCAAAAGTTAATTCACCACTTTCAACAAATAAGACTTGTGATCTAATTAAGTTAAAAATAACACCGATTGAATCTAGTTATTTTGTTAGATTAGGTACCCTTTTAGAATACATCCAAAATAAGGTTATAATGAAAATAGATGGTAAATATCCTTTTTTAAAAATAGATACTAAAGTTGAATCTAATATATGTTATGTTATAGATAATATGATATCAACAGATGTAAGGAAAGGTATAATTAAAAATAGTAAATTCTTTACAGGTGTTGTTTCAGATCAAAACGAGTTTTCAAATATTTTTGAAGGATTAGAGGATTTTTTAGTAGAGAAAGACGGTTATCGTTGGGGTAGATTAATGAATTTATATTTAAATTTTAATAGAATTGAAGAAATATTTAGTAGTGTTGATAAAAATAATCAAATAACTTTATTTGAAGTATTAAAATCGATATGTGAAGATATAAATGAATTTTTAGGTGGAGTAAATAATATTGAACCTATCATAGACAGAGAATCTAGTACCATAAAATTTATCGACCAAACACCAATCCCAGGTTTAGATAATATTGCTTCTCAATTAGGAGATAATGTGTATGAAGAAAGAAAAGTAAGAAAAAAAGAACAAGAGGAACTAATAGTATTTGGTTATAATGGTAAAAATGATAAATCAAATTTTATTAGAAGTGTAGGGATGAATACTGAAATAAATAAAAATTATGCCACAGCCATAACAATTGGGGCTACATCTCAAGGTTCAGTTCCAGGAATGGAAGCAACTGCATTCTCTAGATGGAATATAGGAGTAAAAGATAGATTTAAAAATAAATTAACCGACCCAGAATCTCCAGAAACATCTAATACTAGTTCTTTAGACGAAGAAAATGAATCAGTACTTAATAATTATAAAGTTTTTATGGGGGATAAGTATGTTACTTTGGGATTAAATTACGCAAATGAAAATGATATATCCATTAATAGTGATTATATATCAGAAAATAAAAGTACTGTAAAAAATTATTATACGTATGCTCAAGCTAAAACTACACAAGAAAATTATAATGAAGAAAGTAATGAAGGAGATATAGAAAGTTCAATAGGATTTTTACCAATAAATTTAAAATTAGAGATGGATGGTATAGGAGGTATTAGAATATATGATTTTATAAAAATTAATACTGCGTTTTTACCTTCTAATTACCCTGATACTTTAGAATTTATATGTACTGGAGTAAACCATAAATTAGAAAATAATGAATGGATTACTTCTTTAGATACTTTAGCTACTAGTATAGGTAAAAATAAAACTAAATAAGATGTCAAATAAAATAATTAATACCCCTAATTTATTAGCTTCAAAATTTGGGGTAGTGCCTTCTTTAGATCCAACCCCTCCTTCAACATCTAAAGTTAAGTATGAAAGTGTTACTGATGAAGGAATAAAAACACAAAAATTATCAGAAACTACCCCTCAACCTGCTAAAAATCAACCTTTACCTTCTTCTCCAACACCAACTCCATTAACCCCAACACCAGAAAGTGATTATAGTGGGGATTATGTATACGAAACAAGACCTAATAAATATAAATTTACTAATGGGAATTATAATCGTAAAAGTAGAAAAGATAAAAAAAGGTCTTTATCAAGTGTGCAAGCTATAGTATTACACCACACAGCTATGCCTTCATTTAAAGATAAATGTAAAAAAATATTTGATACATCATTTAAGGGAAGTTATAAATCTTCTCATGCTGTTATGGATGGAAATGGGCATATAGAATATATGATTCCTATTGAATATGTAGCTAATACCCAAGGTATTATTTATACAGATAAATATCCTAATGCAAATCCTAAGGGAATTTCAATAGAAATTCAAAATTTAGGTTGGGTAACAAAACAGGATAAAAAACAGGGAATCCAATATTATGGAAGAGGCACTGGTATAAGAAAAAATGCACTTTCTGAAGATGAAGTTTCTCGAGTTTACGACTATGATTTAAATGTAATAAAAGGTAAAAAATATAAAGGACAAAGATATTTTGAAGAATATAGTTTAGCTCAAACTGAAGCTTTAGCCCAATGGATAAAAGAAATGTTAAAGTCAACAGGTATAAATTGGAAATTTACTAAAGAAACGTATAAACAAATGTTTCCAAATAAGCAAAAATCAGAATTACCATTAAAACATTTAGTTGAAAAAAACATCCTTTTTGTAGCTTTTAAAAAATCAAGTAAGGGCTCTATTTTAGGAAGAGGCAAATATGGAGGATGGGGAATTAGTGAAGATTTTTATAAAGGAGTAAGGGGAGTTTACACTCATTGTTCCATAACTCAAGATAAAATAGATATAGGACCTACGTATAATATAATAAAAATGTTAAAAACCCACTTTTCATAATGTATTATCCTAAATCCCAAATAAAAACAGATTTATATACCAATGGGAATGAGTATTCTATTAAGGGGTCACAAACTTCTTATGTTGGGTATTATTGGAAAACTTCTCAAAATAAATTTTATTCTGGAAAAACACCCAACAGTGGAGATAATCTACAGCTAATACCTTTATATGATATGGTTAACGCTGATGAAAATGATTTCTCAATTCCATTAGAAGGTTTTTCTAACAAAATAGAAAGTATCATAACCATAGATGAAAATGGAATGGGAGACACGGACCCAACATATAATTTTAAAGGAGAATTAAGAAATGAATTTATTTCAATGCAGTATGAAAATGTAAAATCTTTTAATACTAAAAATGGAAGATCAACACCAGAGTATTATAGAACTTTACCTACCCAACCTTCAGAAAAATATACAAGGTATTTTGCTAAACAAAATAATGCTCCTATTTTTATAGAAACTTCGAAAGAAACTTTTAGTAAATTTTCATCCAAAGATCCTAATGTTGCTTTAGATTTGTATTCTTGTTTATCTTTATCTTGGTCACGTCAAGAAAATGCAATATCAATTAACAAAACCACAGTATCAAAAATTGAAAAGCAAAATAATTGGTATGGTTTTTACAATTACTTTAAAGGAAAATTTGATGATAGCGAACCTACATTTGATAGTTTATACACAAATGGTGGAGAATTTTTACTTCCTAACAGAACTAATTATATAGGATATTATCATTTTATGCCTAACGGAACGGCTATGACAGGAAAAAATCATAGCGATGGGGATGAAATAACCCTAATTTCTATAAATAACCAACCTTCATCAACACAGCCTACAACTTCATCACCGTCAACACAAATACCTTCTTTAAACATTAGTAGAGGATCTTCAGGTGGAGGTGGATATTAAAAATACTATTCGTATATTTAGTCATTGTTTTGGCTAATTGAAAATACAGACCAATTAAAGGATTTTTACAATAAAGGTTATAAAGAAGCTTATATAGAAGTTATACCATATTCTTATAAAACACATCCTGTAACTAATAAAGTATCCTTAATATATGTACATCCTGTAGATGCACATAAGGGTTATATTATATCCATAAATCATAGTGAATCTATGCCTTTAAATGTTGGGTATATTAACGAATTAATTAATAGTTATAATAAATTATATGTTTGGGGTAAAAAAGAATTTTTACACTATTTTATACATAAAAATATAATAGATATTTCTTTAATATCCCCAGAATATGAAATGGAAACTACTAAAGCTCACCAAATTTTACAACAAAGAGCTAAAAATAAATTAGATATTAATAGGATAGTTCCTATAGTTAAACATTATGAGGCGTGTGAAAAAAATTACAATAATTTAAAACAATTTTTTAATGAACCAGTCAACAAATTTTACAACAACAGAGTACCATTGGTATTCAACTCCATCGAAAGGAGTGGAATACGAGTTAATAGAGAACTCTTCAAACAATACTTCGATAAAGATTGGGGAGATAAAGTTTACACACAATATAATTATAGAACAACCACAACAAGGCCCTCAAATAGGTTCGGGGGGGTCAATTTTGCGGCACTAAATAAAGAAAATGGAACAAGAAAAACATTCATTCCTGAAAATGATAGATTGGTTGAAATTGACATTTCAGCTTATCACCCTACTCTCGCTAGCTCCCTTATTCATTATAACTTTGGTGATGACGATATTCATAGATCATTTGCGCGATTATATAACGTTGACTATAAAAAAGCGAAAGAGTTAACATTTAAACAGCTTTATGGGGGTGTTTTTAAACAATACCAGCATTTAGAATTCTTTCAAAAAATCCAAGCTTATGTAGACAAAATATGGAACCAATTCCAAAATGAAGGTTTTATAGAATGTCCTATATCAAACTATAGGTTTGAACGAGACAAATTAGATAATATGAATCCACAAAAATTATTTAATTATCTATTACAGAATTTGGAAACTTCAACAAATGTTTGTATATTATGGGAAATGATTAAGTTACTAAGGGATAAAAAAACAAAACTAATCCTTTATACTTATGATGCGTTTTTGTTAGATGTACATAAGGGAGAGAAAGAAGTTATAAAAACAATATTTAAAATATTTGAAAAATTTAAATTAAAGATAAAGATTAAACATGGAGACAGTTATGATTTTACAGAATAAATTCAGTATGTATGAAATGAATTACGACTTTGAAAGTCCATATAATACTGAAGATTTGAATAATAAACTTTTTTGCACCTTTACTAATTTAAGTGAACTAGATGGGTTAGTAGAAACCCTTTCTTCTAAGTACTCTATAATGTATAACAAAATATTTGCGTTGTACATTAAAAGCAGTGATGAATATGTTCTGACTTATAATGTGGACCAAGGTAACGTAAGTGAAATTCCCGATAATACAATATTAGTACATAGAAAAAAAGAAACAAATACTCTATATACTATAAACGCCTTAAACGAGCTAATCAAAAGCCTAAACGGAGGGGTAGTAGATACTAAATTTCCTATAAATTGGAAACACTACAGAAACTGTATACTATTAACCCAACACAATGAGTTAAAACAACTCAACACCAAAATTCACAAAATAATCGAACTATAATTTGGATCCCAAATTTTAAGTTTGTATATTCATGTCGAAATTTTTAAAAAACAGTTATAATTATGGATTTAAACAAAATCAAAAGTCGTTTGGACAACCTAAATCAGGCTGCCAAACCAAAAAACACAGAAAAGAAAGATTACACACTAATCTACTGGAAACCAAAAGCAGAAGGAAAATACCAAATCAGGTTTGTACCTTCACAAATCAACAAAGACACCCCATTTCAGGAAGTTTTCATGCATTATGGAGTTGGAAAATTCCCAATAGTAGCATTAACAAACTGGGGAGAAGATGATCCAATAGTTGAATTTTCTAAAAAACTAAGAAAATCATCTGAATCAGAAAATTGGAGACTAGCAAAACAACTAGATCCCAAAATGAGAGTATTTGCTCCTGTTATTGTTAGAGGTGAAGAAGATAAAGGTGTTAGATTATTCGAATTTAGTAAAACCATTTACATGGAATTATTATCAATTGCAGATGATGAGGATTATGGTGATTTTACAGACATTAATCAGGGATTTGACTTTGTAGTTAACGCTTCTAAAGTACAAGATAGACCTGGATTTGCTCTTAGCTTAAGACCAAAACCAAAACAAACACCACTTAGTTCAGATGCTTCTCAAATCACAACTTGGTTGGAAAATCAACCAATTTTATTAGAGGAAAGATATAAGTATACTTACGACAAACTAAAAGAAGAATTACAAACATTTATATCTGGAGGTGAAGAAAAAGAAGATACTATAGTATCAGAACCGGCTGTAGCATTCGAATCAGAAACACCAGCTAAAGAAGAAAAAAAATTCACACTATCAACTCAAGGTACGCCTAAGAAAGTAAAATCAGAGGAATTTGATTCACTTTTTGAGGATGATTTACCATTTTAATTAGATTTATATGCCTAGAGTAAAAAAATCACTATCGGAGGCAGTCTCCAAAGAAATAAGATCTAAGTTTGATTTAAGTTCCTTCAAAGAAAAGAAGGGACTTAAACAAAATGTTAAATTTAAAGACCAAGAATGGATTCCATTATCATCGGCATTTCAAGATGTTACATCAATACCAGGTATTCCTACAGGACATATTGTTTTACTTAGAGGTCACTCTGACACAGGTAAAACAACTGCATTATTAGAAGCAGCAGTATCAGCTCAAAAGAGAAGTATACTACCTGTTTTCATTATTACAGAGATGAAATGGAACTGGGAACATGCTAAACAAATGGGATTACAAGTTGATGAAGTAGTAGATGAAGAAACCGGAGAAATTACAAATTATGAAGGTGAATTTATTTATGCTGATAGAGAAACTATCCATAGTATAGAAGATGTTGCTAAATTTATTTTAGATTTAATGGATGAGCAAAAGAGAGGTAACTTACCATATGATTTATTATTTTTATGGGATTCAATTGGTTCAGTACCTTGTGAAATGTCTATTAAATCAAATAAAAACAACAATGAATGGAATGCGGGTGCAATGTCTACTCAATTTGGAAATAGTGTTAATCAAAGAATTACATTATCAAGAAAAGAATCATCTGAATATACCAATACATTAGTTTGTATTAATAAAGTATGGACAGCAAAAGCAGAATCACCAATGGGTAAACCTAAATTAATGAATAAAGGCGGGTTTGCTATGTGGTTTGATTCTACATTTGTAGTTACATTTGGTAATATTTCAAATGCTGGTACATCTAAGATTAAAGCAATTAAAGATGGTAAGCAAGTAGAGTTTGCTAAAAGAGTTAATCTACAAATTGATAAAAATCATATTAATGGAGTTACTACAAGAGGTAAAATTGTAATGACACCTCATGGATTTATTAATGACGACGATAAAGAATTAAAAGCCTATAAAAATGAAAATGCTAAAGCATGGCAAGACATTTTAGGTGGAACTGATTTTACAATTGTAGAAGAAGAGCAAGCATACAACGATATTACTACTTACACAGAAGAACCACAATAAAATTATGGACAAGAAAAACTTACTTAAACTTCTCAATGATACTGAGGAGAATGATACCGGCTCATCTGAAGGTACAAGAACACTACTTATAGATGGTTTAAATTTATTTTTTAGAAATTTCGCTATGATGAATATGGTTAATCCAAGTGGTATTCACATAGGAGGTTTAGGTGGGTTTTTTCGTTCATTAGGTGCTGAAATTCGTAGAACACAACCTGATCAAGTTTACGTTGTATTTGATGGAGCAGGATCCACTACTAATAGAAAAAATATATTATCAGAATATAAATCAGGTAGAGAAGATCAACGAGTTACCAATTGGGAAGTATTTGATTCTTTAGATGATGAGCATGATTCTAAAGTAGATCAAATTGTAAGAGTAATACATTATTTAAAAACACTACCCGTTAAAACTGTTATATTAGATAAGGTAGAAGCAGATGATATCATAGCATATCTGTGTGATAAGTTACCAAACCACCCAAATGATAAATTATTCATAGTATCCAGCGATAAAGATTTTTTGCAGTTAGTAAACAAAAATGTTATTGTTTATAGACCAATGGAGAAAAAATATTATACTGAGGAAGTATTTAAAGCTAAATATAAAATGTCTCCTCAAAATTTTATACTACATAAAACATTATTAGGAGATGCTTCGGATAAAATTAAAGGTGTTAAAGGTTTAGGTGAAAAAGGATTACTAAAAAAATTCCCTGAATTATCAGAACGTGACCTTACATTTGATGATATATTTGAAATATGTGAGAAAAAATTTAAAGACCATGTTGTATATGCTCGTATAATACAAGGTGTAGATGATTTAGAAAAAAATTATAAAGTAATGGATTTATCAAATCCTATGATGGATGAAAATGAAAA